TCACCTCTTGGCCACTTAATTCTAAACTCTGTGTTTTTTGTTAAGTCAGCTTCTAATCTTTCAACGTGTGCGTTTAAGTCTTTTTCTGCTAATTGAGCTTTAGTTTCTAACATTGTGATACGCTCTAATACCCCAAAGTAAGCCCATACTCCTACTGCCACAGCTCCAATTATGGCGAGCATGTTTCGAACTGGCATACTGATAGCAGTATTGTCTGATATATCTAATCTTTTACTCATAATTACTCCACATAGTATTTATACGCTCAAAATAAAAAGGGGGCCGAAGCCCCCTCTTTGAATTGTTATTCTCAAACAAGTTATTACATTAAGTTTGTTACTTGTACTCTTCTGTAATATTTGTTAGTGTTCGCAGAAAGTGTAATTGCACCTTCAGCAGAAGCAGCAACAGTACCAGTATGGAATGGGTTAGCAGCCATACCGTATCTTGTTTTGAAACCAATTTTTGGTTGGAATGAGTTCTCACCTACCGCTCTAACCATTTGTAGTGGCACATACGGACAGTAGAATACACCAGCATCGTATGGTGATGTACCTTTGTATCCAACAATGTAGTATTGTTTTGCAGCTACGTTTGCAGCATATGGGTCGATGTAAACTCTGTATCTTCCGTTTAATACACCAGCAAAAGTAGTTGTAGTGTCATCCACGTTTAAGTTAGATGATAACGCAGGTGTATAGTCTAGAACACCAGCCATTTGAAGAGCAGATGCAACATCAGCTGAAGTTATGATGATGTTACCTTTTCCTCTTCTTGTTTCTTGACCGATAGCATTTGCATCTCTTTCGATTGCAAATAATAGACCTTTAAACTTCTCAACAGACCATCTTCCGTTTGAGTCTGTGTCTAAGTCAAAGATACCTGCAGTTGTTGTGTTAACTTGAGCACCTTTTACAGCTGTGTTGTAAATTGTTCTTACAACTTCTCTGTTGATTTCCATTAGGATTTCGCTTGATAAGATGTTCGCAAGTTCAGTCTCAGCGTCTAAACCATGGATAGCTTTAAGGTCTTGAGCTAATTCCATAGTGTATTCTGCTTTAAGAGCTCTTGTTACCGCAGTAACAGTATGTTTCTCGATTGAGAAAGCCATTTCTGCGAATTCATCTGTACCATCACCTAAAGTCTCACCTTGAGTTGTAGTCATACCAGTTACAAACGAGTATGTACCAGCACTTGGTGAATCGTTAAGTACAGCTGGGTTAGTTCCTGATTGGTCGCCACCACCAGTATTACCAGCAGCGTCTTGGTTAGATAGATCAGGTATTAATGGATCAGCCAAAGCTTCTTTACCAGTTTGGTTAGTTGCTCTTGCTCTCATTGCAAAGATAAGGCCTGTTGGTCCACTCATAGGTTGAACGCCACAGATATCATATGCGATAAGATTAGGCATACTTCTTCTAACTAGAGAAATAAGAATTGGGTCCCAATTGTCGATAGCTGAACCAGTTGCGTTAGTAGGTGCAGCTTCCCCCAAGAATGCTCTATCTTCTTTCATAGATTTTTCTTGGTTTTCCAAGATTAAAGTAGTAACAGCTCGTCTGTACGCATCACCGATTTTTGGTAGTTCGGGATGTTCTAGGACTGGCTGCCACTTTTCTTGTAGATGTTGTGTTTGAAACATTGTGTTTCTCCTTTATATTTTCTACTATTTATTAGTTTGCACTCTTTACAGCTTTTCCGATAGCGGATATATATCTGTCCATCGGTCCGTCTATGTCAGCCTGTACAGCGGTGCCAGTTTCTACTTCATCATGTGCAGTTTCACTCAAAGCTTTTTTAGGGAAGTAGTTTTCTTTAATAGTCTTTAACTTTTCAGTATAAGACTCTTTATCAGTATATTCTACTTCTTGAGCTAGTGAGTCAAACTTTTCAATCTCTGTTTCAGTTAAGTCTGAAGAAACCTCAGCCTTAACAGATTCTTTCATTAGAGCGCCTTCAGATTTCTTCGCCTCAACTACTTGTTGAATTGTTTCCTCTAATTTTTTCTCTAATTTAGAAATTTTATCAGCTTGCGCTTCTAGTACGTCATACTTCTCAGCAGGTACATCGATATAGTGATCTTCGAATAACTGCTTAAGACCAGATATGAAGTCTTCAGCGATTTCGCCTTTTAAGCCTCTTTCAATTGCTAATTCATTTTCTTTCATCCACTCGCCAGTTACGTAATCTAAGTAACTGTCAACTTTGTTAGTTAATGATTCTCTTGTTTCAGCAATTTCAGTTCTTACATCTTCTTGATACTCTTCTTCAAGTCTTTTAATCTCTTCTCTGATTTTAGACTTAACAGCAGTTTCAAAAATTGTAGCAGCTTTTTCTTTAAACTCTTTTGATAAAGAATCGTCAGCGTTTAATAAAGCGTCAACGTGCTCTTTTACATCAACTGAATTTAATCTTTCTTCAGTTTTTGCATCAGTAGCTTCTTCTTTTTTCATTTTAGAAGGCATCATTTCTGCATGAAGTTTTTTCATACCTTCTTTTTTCATTTTGTCCATACCATGCATCATTTCTTTATACATTTCATCTTTAGTTTTGGACATTGCAGCTGAATGATAAGAAGCATACATGTTAGCCATTTCGTCTTTTTTCATTGACTTCATAGCTTTAAGCATTTCTTTTTTCATGTCATCATGAGACATTTCTTTTTGCTCTTCGTCTTCGTCTTTTTCTTCAGACTTCTCATCTTCTTTGTCGTCTTCTTTATCAGATTTTTCGTCTTCTTTATCTTCTTCGTCTTCTTCTTTGATTTTTTGCATTGCGTCTGGTTTGCCTTCTCCCTTTTGTTGAGCATCACCAGAAACTTCTTTAGATTTTTTAGAAGCTTCTTTACCTGGGTCAGTAGCATCTTTAGGGTCTGTTACTGCTTTACCTAGGTCTTCTGGTTTGTCTTCACCTGAGAGAGCTGGCTTGATTTTGTCCATAGGTTCTGCTTTTACAGCAGATTTTTTAGGAGCATCAGCACCATTGGCTTCTTCTAATTCAGCCAAAACTTCCGCTTCTAATTCCTCTATGGTTTTGTCTATTTCTGTAGCCATTGGAACGTTCTCCTTTTATTTTTTATTTAGTACTATTATTTATAAAACTTGGCACTTTTAACTACTATTTACTCATTAATTTCATGAATCTTGCAAATTCAAGTGCCTTCAATTTATCTTCTCTTAATCGAGTTCTTTTCTCAATTCTTTGTCTCATATTAAAGACTTCCGCCTCGACTAAGTTACCATGGTCCCATACCCACTCTTTACCTTCCATAATTCCCTCTACGAAAGCGTTTGGAGCAGACGGGTCTGCCACGATATCACCGGCTGTTGCCAGTTTGAAGTCGCTTCTCACATAGTTAGCACCGCCTCTTTGGTCTAAACTTCCCATACCCCTTGATGATACACCGAGAGTTGCACCCTCGTCCATAAGGTTTTTAACGATTTCACCCATTGGAGTCGACATAATCTTTGCTTCTCCTATGAAGTTATCACCCTCTGGTTTTAGTTCAGTTATCATGTGTGATACTCTGTCTAAATTAACCGTTGGGCCTTCTGGGTGACCAAGTTCACCGAATGCTCGGTTCTTTTGGATGTATTCTTTGTTATAATTTGCAACCTCTTTCATCAAAACTTCTTTAGGATATACTCTTCCGTTTCTATTTTTGATGTTAGATTGCATAAAGATACCCTTGATTTTATACTCTTTTTTACCATTCTTTTCTTCAATTAGGTAATTGTTTTGAGAAAAATCCGTAGCTTCTGTTATTAGTTTAACTGCGTTTGTCATATCTTTAATCTAAGTTATCATATCCGTCTGTTTTCTTTAGTTTTAAAATAATAAAACCAACGGATGCGCTTGAGTTTGTTAATAAAATATCACCAGTTACACCTGAACCAGCGTTGTTTTTGATTGTTGGTAATGATTGTGATGTATTAAATGCTCCATTACCATTTAAAGATAATGCAACGACATTTGAAGTTGCATCAAATAAAATATCTGTTTGTGAACCTACTGACCATTGACACGCAACAATTGATAGTTTTGGACCAGAGTCGTGACCAGTTAAACCTGATGCATCGACAACTGTTGCGGCTGAGTTTGTACCAGTAGTTGTTATTTTAACAACATGTTCAAAATCCGAATCTACCAATGTTTGTAGTACTACTGCCATTTTTGTTCCTTACTTTAATAATCCAATTGCCTCTTTTTCGAAATATTGTAATAAGTCTTTTTCTTTGACTTTATACTTCTTAGCGACATCGGATATTGTCTTTTCAAAAGTATTTAGGAAATTTGAAGGTTTTGCGTCCATTTTTTTAAAAATATCGTCTACCGCTTTCTTCATTTTTGGCGATAATTTACGATATTCTTTAGTTCTTTTGTGTTCGTCAGCCTCAAAGGTAGACGTATATAACTCTTCAAATTTCATTTTTTTATTCTTCTTCTTGGGTAACAGGCGCTTCTGGTTCTGTTTCAGGTATGTGATCTCTCACAAATCCTTTAGCAATTTCTTGTTTTTTATCATCAATCGCCATTGCTACTTTATCTTTCATAGTTTCTTTAAATGCATCTTCAGCATCTAAGTTTGAATTATTAACTAATGCGTCAACTATTTTATCACTAGACATCTTGTTCATCTCCTATATCATCTTCTGGTGGTTGTTCTTGAGGTGGTTGTTCTACACCTTGTAATGGTTCATTTGTTACACCATCATTTGGTGGTAAATTAACTCCACCTTCTTCTGGTGGTATACCTGCCTCAATATTAATTTGTTTTTTCATTTCTTCTATTTCAAATTCTGTAAATTTAAGAACGTTTTGTTGTACCCATTTCTTACTAAAGAATGTTCCTACAAATCCCTCGATTGCACCAAGTTGATCTATCTTCTCTCTTAGTAACTCTGCATTTTTTAATTCTGCAAAGTTATTATCTTGTAAGAAATCATAACTAATATGTTCTCTCATATCTGGCCACTCTTCTACATTAATAACACCTTTTAAAACTAACTGAGTTTTAAGCATGTCATTAAATAGTGGCGTGAATTTTTTTCTAATTTTTTGTACAAACTTAGTAAACTTTAATTCATCTCTTGTAATTTCTGTTGATCTACCTAAAGAAAAGTTTTGTTCAGCTTCTAATCTAGAAATAGGAACATTTAAAGAACGATATAATTTTCTTTGAAAATAAGTTATATCTTCTATCTCACCTAAGTTACTTCCACCTGGTAAAGTTGTAATCTCTGTACCTCTACCACCTTCTCTTCTTGGTAACCAAAAGTCTTCTAACATTGACATGTGATTTCTATCGTCTCTTATTTCACCTGTCTTTGCATCGTAAACTAATTTGTTTCGATATCTTTGCATTACATCTTTTAAGTATTGCTCTGCTTTTACTTTTGGTAAGTTACCTACATCGATATAAAAAATTCTTCTTTCTGGTGCTCTTGATATTCTGTAAATAACAAGACTATCTTCAATCATTCTTAATTGATTGACAGGTTTAATTGCTTTGTGCAAATATGATAAAACCATATTTCTATTTGCATCAATTAAACCAGATGGACAGTAAGTTACTGAGTCTGGTGATAGTCTTACACCAATCATATTACTAGAACCGGTACCAGTATAATTACCTTTTGCGTTGTAAATGTAATACTCTTCTTGTTTTTTAATTACATCTGGTCCTACTGCTTTAGGTTGTTTTTTAATTTCTCTTACTTTTTTGATTTGTCTTGGGTCAATGTATCTAACTTCTTGAATACCCATTCTAGGATTTTTAGTGTCAATTACTTTGTGATAATATATTCTACCATCCACATACCAACGTCTAAAAATATCTGGTCCTTTTGTATCAAAGTCTAATAGTTTTAAAACACTATCAAACTCTTCTCTAATTCTATCTTTAATTCTTTTTGTGTGTGGTAAGTTATCAGTTATGATTGATACTGATTGATCTCTTTCGTTAGCAACGATTGCCTCATTCATGATATCTTCAATTGCACTATCACATTCTGGTTGTTGTGCAATATCTCGATATCTTCTTACGAGATCATTCTCGTTTCTATCTCTTCCGTCTTGATCTAGAACTTGAGCAAAGTGCCCACCGCCTGCGACTTCAACCGTACCATCGTCAGGCGATTTTTGGGTAAACTTTTCTTGACTTTCTGTATCTTTTATTCTTTCGAATTTAAATCCGAATAGCTCTGCCATAATGTACTCCTACGTTCTTATGTATTTATGTAGGTAAATTAGAAGTTAACGCCACTTGATTCAAAGTGTTGATATCTCCATGTCACCTCAAACTCTTCAATGGTATTCGTTGAATCAGCAGCCACTTCGATCTGTGGTGTTGATAACGGATACGCATTTCTCATAATGTAAGTTTTAAGAATAGTGTCATCTCTATCTAGTTGTTCAACAAACAAGTCAGCTTGATATTCTGCTGGTGATGAAACACCTGTGTTTTCAACCATGTCATTGATACCATTCATCCAACGCTCTATTGCATTTCTTACCATGAAGTCTGTATCATTGATAAAGATTGTTGACCAAGTATCAAACTCTCTGTCTCCAGCGATGTAGATATTTCTACCTCTGAAAGGTATAGGTATCTCACCAAGTGTTTGACCTGGTAAGTTTGAAGCCTTTGCTAAGAATGAACTTCTTCTTACATCTAATCCGATTGCGATACCTGGTGGTGGTGTAATAGTTACTCTAAACTGATTGGGTCTTGCACCTCCACCAATTAGGTTTGCTTTAAAATCGTCTATTTTTGCCATCTTACGCTCCTCCTACTTCGGTAAACGCTACACCTGTTCTAGTTGCTATGAACGATAATGTAATAAAGTTAATAGCTCTTGCAGGTTTGACAAAGATGTCTGCGACAAACTCATTTCTGTCAATTACTTCGCCAGTATTGTTTGAAGCGTCTGCAACAACTGAGAAGTCAGATATTCCTCTTCGACCTTGTATGTCTCTTAGGAATGGCTCAACTAAGTTTCTAAATTGTGCTCTTGTAAATTCATCGTTGAATTCAAAGAGTTGGAATTTAGCTGCTGTTGCGATTGCTTTTTCCATTAACAAGAATAATCTTCTTACGTTAATTCTATCAAAAGCACTTGGTTTAGTTAATGCAGTTTTGTCACCAAACAATACAACACCTTGACCTGGGAAGTTAACAACTGGGTTAACTCTTGCTCTATAAAGTATATCTCTTTCAGCATTGTTAGGGTTGTATGATAATTTGATTGCGCCTCTTATGTTACCTCTGTTAAATCCAGCAGGTGAAAAGAAACTATCTGCTATTCTATCTGTAAATGCACAAAGACCAGCGATGTCACCATTTAGTGGTACAAATCTGTAAACATCATTGTATTTGTCATACATGTATTTGTATCCACTATCAAACACTACGTAAGATGAACTAGGACATGCATCAAAGCCAGTTTTTACGTTTTCAGTTTGTGTAGTAGTGTTCGCAATGTTAACTGTTGCAGCTCTGTATGGTGATACAAATGCTACACAGTCTCGTCTTTTTTCAACCAGATCAGTAATCATAGTAACGTGTGTATCCATGTTTGATGCTGTATCTGCAGCTATTGAAGATGAACCACCAATTACTAAGTTAATGTCTAATGACTCTGTATCAGCAAATTTATCATATGCAAGTCTTAACTCACCATTTGTTAGTGAGTAATCGTCTGTTCCACCAGATAAGTTTGTAGCAGTTGGTGTATCGACAGCTGTATATGCTGATGTTGTGTCAGTTCCCCAATTCGAACCAGATGAATTATGGTCCATCCAATATACGAATTGTGATTGATTGTAAATTACATTTGGATAGTAGTTTGTAGAACCTTGAGCTGTTTTTGCGTTAGGGTTTTTAGACATGTTTGCAAAAGTTTCGATAATTGCATTTTGTCTTTCACCATTTACATCTACAGCTGCACCAGTGATATCACCAGTTCTATCGTAAACTACAACGTGGATTTCGTCACCTGTTCCTCTTGCGTTTGCTGTTGACCATGCAGATGTGCCAGGGGCTCCGTCAAATCTGTCATAAAATCTCCAACGTCTTTTGATAAAAGAGTTATCAGGTATAATGTTATGAACTCCACCGCCGTTAGGGTCGTCTAATCTTTTGATTGTCATTACGTTAGTTGAAGTATTTACTGCTGTTACTTCATATTGTTTTCCGTCTTCACCAGTTACAGGTGTTGTACCTGCTGAGTCTGTAAAGAAAGATACGATGTCACCTACGTTGATAACATTGTTTGATAAATCGATATCATCTACTGCAATTGATGTAGAACCTACTGCATCTTCCGTAACTGTTAAGTTACCTGATGATAATACTTGTTCGTATGCTGTTGCTGTTGCACAAATAGAAACTCCTATTGAGTTACCGTGTGTTCCAGCTGTTCTTGCAGCCCACTCACCAACACTCGCTTCTCCAGCAGAGAATGAGCCTAGATAGTGATCTGTATCTCTAATTAGTATTGCTGTTCCTGAAGCAACTGCGTTTACTATTCCACTTTCTGCTCTTACTACTTGCAAGTTGTTAGTGTATTGTAGGAAGTTCGCAGCGCAATACCAGTTCTCGAAGTTTGATGAGTTTGGTTTGCCAAAATTCTTAATTAAGTCTTCTTCAGACGTTATAGTTGTTACAGATGAAACAGGGCCTTTTTCAAATGCTCCAGCGATTGCACCGATTGATGTCGCTACTGCTGGTACCACATTTGTTAAGTCAACTTCTTTTACCTGAACGCCAGGTGAGACTAAAAATGCCATTGTTGTTCTCCTTTTGATGTATAGCTATTACATTCTATTTTATATCTGTATTTATAGATATTTAATTTTCTAAACCCTGTTTTTTATAGACCGACCAGATATAAATAGTGCATTATGCAATCTCATTATGAAAAATACAAAGAGACTATCAAGAAAGTGGCAAGAAGACACTATAACAAACGTGTATCTTGGCTAAATAATCATTTATCTGATAAGTCTTGTCAAAATTGTGGTGAGAGTGAAACAATATGTCTAAAATTTCATCCTCATGACTCCAATATACGTAAGTTGTCTAAAATAAAAGGGGTTAATGGTGCAGGTAGACAAGAGATACTTAATTTAATTGATAGTTCTAAAATTATATGTCATAATTGTTGGATTAAACTTGATAATGATCTTATTGAGTTACTTTAACCACACATAAACTTTAATATCTTCATTACTGTATAGTCTATATGAAAAATCTTCAGGTTCTGATATTTTAAGTATTTCTAATAAATCAAAATTATCCTCTAGTGTTGTTATATTCCTTTCATTGTTTTTAATGAAATCCATAATTTCTCTATTTTGTTCTTGTATGTGCCACCACATACCTTCTAAATCTTCATACCATTGATAACTTGGGTATTTTATATCAAATCCACCTGCCTGTTGCCACCATTTATAACACTCATAATCTGGTCTATGAACAAATACTATGGGATATCCATGTTCTTTTAAATTATCAAGATCATAAGAAAAGGTGTGGGATTTTATTATTCTTTTTCCTTTGCCAGAAAAAGGTTTATCCCACTCCTCTCTTTGAGGTCCAAATTCCATACCAGGGTCAAAGTAAGAACCAACATGTTTTACTTTTTTATTTTTGTACACCCGATTTCTTTTGTAGTCAGATTGATCTATATCTTTTGATTTATAGATATCTCTGGCCACACCAGACCACTTAGAACCGGGTGCCCCTGTAAACAGAATATATGACATTACTTGGTAAGGTCTTCTTTGTACACCGTGTTATATCCAAGTTCAATATTAGTAAAGTCAACTAATGTTTTTAGTGCTTCTGGTGTGATAAATGACTTTAGTATTTTAACAGTATCATTACCATCTTCTCCTACTCGCCACTCATACTTTCCAACTTTCTTTTCAATCGCAGCCACAGATTCTGGGTCTGCAATCATTTTATTTAATGCATCAATTAACTTTTGTTTGTTAGGATTGTTTTTATTAACCCAAAACGCTTTTTGTAAAGAGTCTCTCCATGACTTAACAAGTTTATATGCATCATAGAAATCACCACTTGGTTCAACTCCATATGTATATGTGTATAATTTTTCGAATGTTGGTTCTGTAAAATTAGGGTCATCAATATGTTTACCAGATTCTACATCTAATATTCCATGATGAAACCATGTCTCTGCAACTCCTTTTTCTATTAAAGGCATTACGTGTTTTTTATATGCAGCTGGGTTTTCTCTAGTTGCGTTTAAGTCTCCACGCCTAAATGCAAGTCTTCTCTCTGACCCACTCATTCCTTTTACAAAAGTTATGTATTTGTTAAAAGCTTCATAGGGGTCCATATCTGGTCCACCCATTAACATAGTGATTGCCATAATTTCAGGTATCATACCTGAACCGGCAGAAAATTTAACATGACCATTTGCAATGGTATCATCTGCCCCAACAATAATATTAAGATTCATGTGTCCAATAGAATCCCAATCAAAATAATTATATTCAACTGGTTCAATCAGATAAGATATTCCGTTACCACCATGTGATACTAGAATTGTTTTATCGTCAAATCTAAATTCATTTTGAAATTGATTTGGGCCCATTTGATCTCTGGCGCCAGGTAAGTATTTAAGAATAATCTTCTCACCTAAATGTTTTTCCCACTCTGCCACAACAATTTGTGACCAAACAGATGTACCACCTGAGGGTTTTTGCGGTACAACTAATGTATAATCTGCTTTTGCAACAGATGTCATTAAAATCAATGCAAACAATATTCTAAGCATAGTCTAATTTACTCCTTTTTGTGAGTGACCAATATAAGATTGCAATTATTGATAATACAATGAATATGAATATTGGTCTGGTTATCAAATCATGTATTGTATGTAGTGTTGTTAATTGATAAGTTAAAGAATAAATTCTATCACTTAACAAAAAACCAATTAGTAAAGCAGGTCTGCTAAATTTATATTTCTTTGCAATGATACCTACGATACTAAAAATTGTTAAAACTGCTATGTCTTCCCATCCACCAGTATATTGTAAAGTTGCCCATACAATTACTATTAGTATAAATGGAAAATAATATTTGTATGGTAATTTTGCAAGATATGAAGAGTAATATGCTAGTATATAACAAATCAATGCTGTAATTAAAGTTCCTAATAGAAACGCAAACGCCATACTATCAAATAACTTATTGTCATAAAAAGTTTCTGGTGAACCTAAGTCTATTCCAATGTATAAAAACAATCCCATTAAGATAGCTGCAAATGGAGCGCCAGGTATTCCAAATAATACTGTTGGTATAAATGAAGATGCTTTTTGTGAATTGTTTGCACCTTCAGCACCAACAACACCTTTTACATTTCCTATACCAAATTTTTCGTTTGGGTTAGATGCAACAGTTGAACCATATGCCATCCAATCTGCCATTGCCCCACCAAGACCTGGTAGTAATCCTATGAAAGAACCTATAACACCTCCACGTAAACTATCTTTCCAAAATTTAAATACATCTACGATACCTTGTCTAACTTGTTTCCACGTTCCACTATACATATATTCTACTTCGTTGGTTGCACTACCTTTTTTCCAACTTGAATATAATTCTGGTATAGCAAATAGACCTGCAACAAAAGGAAGTATCTGAATACCATCCTCTAGATATTGCCATCCTAAAGTAAATCTAGGTACGTTGTTTGCATCCACGCCTACAAGTCCTAATGTAACACCAAGTACAATTGCTATAATACTTCTAACATAATTTTTTGTAGAAACAAATCCAACGGTTACAAATGCGAGTACAACTAACGCCCATAGTTCTGGTATACCCATGTACATTACAATGTTTGTATAGTATGGTAAAAATAAAAATGTTAATGAACCAAAGAATAATCCATTTAAAGTTGATGATGTTATTGCAGCAGATAAAGCTCTAGATGCTTCTCCGTTTTGTGCCATAGGAAATCCATCAACCATTGTTGCGGCAGCTGAGTTTGCACCTGGTATTCCTAACAACACTCCACTAAAAGAGTCACCAGTAGTAGAGGATGCAACAACAGCAACACAAAAGATAACACCAAGATATGGGTCAGATGCAAAATATGGCATAAATCCAAATAGAGTTATTAACCCAGTCGTTGCACCTGCGGCTGGAACTAAACCAACTATTAATCCGTAAAGGATTCCTAATAACAAAAATATTATTTCCACTTATTTACGTATCCACTCTGCGTATAATCTATTACCACTATCATGTTTTAAGTCTTTCAATTCAAAATCATACTTATTACAAAAATATTGATTATATATTTCTGACCATGGAAAAAATACAATCTCCTCTACACCTTGCCAAGGATGATCGCTTAACCCAGGGTTTTGCCTCCAATAAATTATATCATTTTTTTTAGTGATATTATACAGATGTTCTATTTGTTTGTCAACTGTTTTTTCATCTCCAAAGTTTAAACTTCCTAACGCTAAATAAACATCAAAATTTTTATGTGGTTTGTAATCCTCAAATGCAATCTCTTGATCTGCATCGCTATTATATGGGTCTATTCCATATAAATTTGGAAAGTGTGGTTTAAGTAAATTATAGCCACATCCTATATCTAGTATGTGTGCGTTTTTATCTATCTTATCTAGTAGTTGCCAACCCGAATATTTAAACTTATCATAATCGGGTTTCCAATTGTATCTAAAATAATTACCAATCGGTGTCTTTGTCTCTGATTGTGACGGGTGACCATCTTGTTCCATACTCATCTACTGTTTCTCCTATTTCATCATTATTACCATCTACTATAAATCCAAATGGTGTCATGTCTTGCTCAATTCTATCTTGATTATCAGCATACATTCTTTTTCTAACATCTTGGTCTGTTAATTCTTTAAAATATCTTTGGTCAGTTGCCCATGAAAATAACACCAGACACATAACCAAATCATCATTACTACCTTCCTCTGCTTGAAATTGATTGCCATGAACTATAAAAGTTGATAATTCATTTATTATATCAAAATCATCTACAAGTAATTTATCTGTTTCTAAAAGTTGTTTCATATTAGAACAACCAACTTTTTTAACTGCCTTTGTTGTCCTAACACCTAATGAGGCTTTACCTCCACTAAATCCACTACCCATAATTTGTCCAGCACGTCCACGCATATAACACATAATTATATTATCATACTCTAAATCAAAATGTAAATTGTTTGATACTTGTTCACCTATATCATTTACTTCAACTAAAACATATGCATTATTATAAGCTCTAGCAACGTGATGTATTTTATGTGGAAACAATAAAGGTTTTATTTCATTATCTTTAAATGATGCTACTACTTTATAAGGTATATTTGTTACATCAAATACAACAAATGCTGATGCATCATTTTTAGTACCACGTGCCACATCAGCAGTAATCATGTAATTATGATCTTTTATAGGATTTTCATAAACATTTAATCCCTCATGTTTTACAATAGGTTCTTTATAAGACATTGTTCTTAATTTAGATGCATTGATAAGTGTATTTGTTGAACCTAAAAATTCACATTCAAACTCTGTGGCAAATTGTTGTTCACTTGTATTAGCAATAGTTTCTTTTTTCCATTTTTCATCACGACCTGGTACCTCTGTCCAATGTACCTCTATTGGAACATAACTATTTCTTTTGTATTGAGCATCATTCCATATTTTGTAAAACATATTCATACCATGTGGTGTAGAAACGATAATAACCTTTGTTGATTTACCAGATGATATTGTAGGATATACTGAACTAAAAAATTGCTCTGAAACAGTGGCGGGTACATATGCAAACTCATCAAGAAAAATAATATTAAATGAACTACCTCGAACTGTTGAGGCAGATGTAGAAGCTGCGAGTATTTTACTTCCGTTTTCTAATTCAAGACTTCCTTTGTTCCATGACATTACTCCTTGTTGTAACCACTTAGGTAAGTTTTCATATGCAAGTTGTAATCTACCTAATAAGTCTCTAGAAGTTGCAGCTTTGTTAGCAAGTATTGCTATGTTTGTATTTGGATTAAACAATGCATAGTGTAATAGATATGCAATCATAGTGGTTGATTTACCAGACTGTCTAGGAAGTTTACAAATAGTAAATCTATTATTATGAAAAGTACCAATCATATCTTTTTGAAAGTTATATGGTTTAAAAGGAACTAGACCCTCATCTAGAGAAACAATTTTAATATAAGTTTGTATAAAGTATAATGGGTCTTCCATACACTTTTGATATTCTTCTATTTCTTTTTGAGTCCACTCTTTAGGTTGATTAACCTTTTTAAGATTAGGATTCCCTAGATAACTTTCCATTTACGTAATACTTTCTTTTTCTATATAAACTTTTTCTTTTAGTAGAACATTTTTTCTTACATAGTTCAGGTACATCACCATTTGTAATTTTATCAAAAAAATATATCCATGATTTACTATTTACTATATCTTTTATTTTATTATTATTTAGATTGTTACTTTTATCTAATAGTGGTTCAAATCTTTTATCTATATTATCTTTGTGTTGAACATGAGCATCTAACCAACAACATGGTAACACTTGTTTATTTGTTGCAACAAAAGGTAATCTTTCTTGGGTATCTGTTAAACACTTAGGTCTAAATTCTTCTTTATCTTCTTCAATGTCAAAAGTCTTTGTTGGTTTTAAAAACTCTGTATATCTACCAGAATAATTAATTTCTAAATCAACTCCAATATCTTTTGCCATTTGTATTGCTTCATCTATTTTGTCTTCATTGTATTTAAAAACTATGTATTGCCAAATACATTTAATATCCATTTTACTAGCAGTTTTCATTACCTCATATAGATGTTCACCATCTTGATTTATTCTATGTGCAAAACTTTGATAAGGCAATCCATCAATACCAAAACGCCATTCTGCATTTGGATGAGCTCTAAATGCATCAATATACCATTCCATAGGTTTTTGAGAAGCTGCGTTACTAATAGATACGTGAACATTTTTAGAACACGCAATACGTAACATTTGAATTAAATGAGGATTAAAAACAGGGTCACCATATGTTCCATTAAGAGTTAATGAAGAAAAATAATCTGTTAAGTCTTGCCACTCTTCAATTGTTAGATCACTACCAGGTATGTCGTTAGATTTATAATTAAAGTTTCCTCTAGCACACGTAGGACATTGTAGGGTACACTTATTTGTTATATCTAAATCGCCACCTTTATTTTCAAATCCATTATTTTTATAATCAATCATCCTTTTTCTTTTTTAACATTTTTTGTAATTCAGTTGTTGAACCTACAAATAATGCATTAGTCACATTTTTAGGAGCTTTGTTGGGAACATCTTTTAATTTTTTCATCTTCTCTTGTAGATCACCAAGTTTTTCTGTTACCTCTGCAACATTTTTAATTAAGTTACCAGCAACTTCATATGCTCTTGGATGATCTGATTGTTGAGCAACATCTAAAATACCTTGTATTGCATCTTGACCTCTTTCAACGAGATTATAAAAATTTTCTCTTTGATATTTGTAATCAGAGTCAATATCTTCGTTTTCTTTTGGTCTAGGAATAATTGGTTGAGATTCTTTTTTTATTATCTCTTTAGGTTTAACACCTAAAGCATCATTAATAATTTCATCAACTTTGTCTGTCATAGTGTACCTAGTAAGTTATTAATTAATCGTTTTTTGCGTCTTCAAAAAAAGATGTTGTTTCACTAAATCCAAAATCATCATCAGCATCAGCAGTAGCTGGTTTAGGTGTAACAGTATATCTTTGTTCTCTAGTTGGTGACTTATCAGGTAAGTCTGTGAATTGGTCAACTGTAACTTGTTTGATAACTTTACTATCTGTTACTGGTCCATATAGATAAAACTTAGAAGTAAATTGAAGAGTATAAATGATTGCTCTTCTTTCTGTAAACTCACCTCTATAACTATCTTCGTATCCAATAGAATTTAAAACAATAGGTACATCTCTTTTAATACCCATATCTGCCATGTCATTAATTGTTACTGTATAGTCTGGTTGAAAATATGGTAATATTTGTTCTATGATTTGTAACGCATCATCTGATTGCTTTGCCATAATAAACAATTCAAAATCTAAATTATATGGAACTGGCATAAACTGACTTTCTATTTGGTCAGTCTTACCACTTTTTACTTTTTTAAACTTTTGAACTCTATTTAATTTTCTTGCAGTATCATATGCCATGTTTTGAATTTCAAAACCAATACGAGGCAAAGTGATTGCTACTTTACTTGTTAGATCAGCATCTTGATCTAATCTTGCTAAAAATTTTTGTTTTGGCCCATATGCTAGAGGAACTTTCATTTTTTGAATGATCGTGCCATTGTTGTCTTTTCTAACTATATTGATATTATTAAATATCGTACCAAATGAGACAACCATCTTTCTGATTGTTTCGTGATAAAATTGTGTTCCTAACATTTTCTATTCTCCAGCATCACCGAAAGGATTTCTTTCAGAGAAGTCTAATATCGAGTCATCTGCTTTATCAAATAACTCATTTTGACTTGTTACATCTATTGTACCGTCACCAACTATATATGTCTCTTGAATTAGATAACTTGTAACTGATGGGTCAGAACCTTCAAGAAGAATATTAGTACCAATTGATCTACTATCATCTTCGTGTACAACCACATCATTGTCTTCCATTAATAACGTGTCTGTTTGTGACAAGTCAGTAAAGAATTCAAGAGCAATACTTTCGTTATATGCACTTTCAGCCTCAAGTGTAAATTGATGACCTAAAGTATCACCTGTTAATGCATCTTCAATAGCATCAACATCTGTAACGCCAGTATTTAGTTCCTCGCTAGAGTATTCAAACTGTCTGCATCTTAATTTATAAACAGGGTTATTATCTAATTGATGAAATGGTTCGTCATGATCTACAAAAGATATTTCAAATAATTTTTTAAGTATTGGATGAAAAACTAGATCACCCTCTAGTGGTCTTGTTGCAAACTCACCAAGTGTATCGTCCTCTTTTCTTAGATATGCACTTTCAAAAGATTGTGAAGCATTGTTTGTAGTATTCGCTGTGATTGTTCCACTTTCTAAAAGTATCGAACCTTCAGTAGTATCTGTACCACTTTCAATATCTATTTGACGAGCAACATCATCAAATCTTTTTCTATGAACAACAAAAGTAATCTCGTTTCTATTTTCTAGACCAAATTGTTGCATGACTTCTTTCTCACCTTGATACCCACCAGATGAGTCTTCGACATACATTTCAATCGTTTGTGCTTTGTTGAACTGAGATAAACTATCTTCGCCAAAAATATTATCTCTGGCTTGTAAAGTTCTATCAATATAATTTACGTCATGTCCATAAATTTGAATAGACTCTTTTATCAAGTCTGAATACAAATTTTTTTCTGTGGTATTAGTAGTACCAGAAGTTTTGAACAAGCTGTTTACAGCCATTGTATTATCCCTTAATTATCATATCGGGGTATTGCATGTTTTGTATTTGTTCTTCTAGTCTAGTGATGTCCTCTTGAGCTTGTGTATAAATTTGTTCACCATTCATAGTTACACCACCTAGTAATTGAACCTCATTAAACTTAGACAAGTTTTGCCCCCATTGTTTTTTAATCAAAGCAGTTGCATATCTTTTTAAATTCATGTCGTTGTATATGTCGGTATATGTATTAGGGTCAAGTTTTCTGTAACACTCAATAATTAAATAATCATTTTCTTTAATATCGTTTGACCAGTCCATGTCAATATACAATCTTCTTTGATGTTCATAAAATCTAATTGGACTTTCACCTACCAATAAATGTGACAAGTAATCAAGATGTTGCATTGTCATTTCATAATGTATAATACTTGTTGAAGAAAAATCATACAGGTCATTTAATCTTAATTGATATCTAATATCAAACATATTGTTTGTAGCAGAATTATCAAAGCTAAATATTTTTAAAACGGATACTACTGAGTCTGGCATAGGAATAAAACCTTTGCCTTCTTCAAATGATGCTGTGACTGAGGTGTCTGCAATATCTGTCGCTGTTGTAGTTGCGTTTGCAGCTCCTCTTGTAATATCGTCTGCTGTAATTTTGTATTTGAGATACATCTTCTCAATACCATCGTAATAGTAATGAGCAAAGTATTGTAATGCTTCGTCTAATCTATCGTCTGCTTGATCGTCTGTAACGTTAATATCTACGGCACCCTTACCTAAATTTCTTAGGCAATATTCCTTTAATGTACTCTTTGAATTTGGATTGGCCATGTATTTTTCCTTTTAAGTATTTATCTAAATCCCTTTTTGGCTGCCACCCCAATGATAAAATGTCTTCGATATTTGCAGTATTATCAAGACTTTCCCCACTATGACCATCCTTTACGGGTATGTTTTGATAGTATTTATCTACCAATTCATTTACTTTTACTCCTTTTCCACTACCTATTTCATATGTGTGTTGTGTCCAATTCATATAAAAATCTTTTCTATTAATGAATATTTTTATCGCATCGCAGACATCTAATACATGTATAAAGTCTCTAGTATGTGTCGTTTTGTATTTAAGGTCTTTATCAATTAATTTTTGTGTTAACATACTAGGTCTGCATCCGTCACCAAATACATTTGT